GTGCTGGCGGCGCCTTCCACTCCCAGCGGCTGCCGGTCCAGTGCAGGGGTCTGATCTTCTTGCCGGGGAAGCGGCAGACCAGAAAGGTGTCGCTGTAGTGCCAGACGGACTCGGCGCCCTTGGTGGGCGGCTCTGGGCGCTGTGGTGCGATGCCGAGGTGCTGCTCGATGCGCTGGGCAGCGGTGCGGAAGTCCCAGCCGGTGCGGCGCAGTAGGAGCTCCATGCCGTTGCCGGCACCACCGGCCTGCTGCGGTCCGCCGCACTGATTGCAGAACCACGAGCCGGAGCCGTTCTGATCATCGAAGCGGTAGCGATCGCGGCCACCGCAGAGCGGACAGGGTTGATGCTTGTCGGTGAGCTGCTCGGCGGTGAGGCCTGCCAAGGCGCCAAGAATCGACGGCCAGTGGCCGTTGGCGAGGTCTGTGATCTTGGTCATGGCTTGATGCCGAGAACGAACTGTTGAACTGCTTGCTTGGACTGCTGGCGCTCAGCGCGGCGTTGTTCGGCGATGCGCTGCAGTCGTGCAGGCCATTCGCGCTCGGCTTTGTTCAGCAGCGGCTCAAGGAGCGACGGCTCGAGCTTGGCGATGTGAGCGAGGCGGTACGGATCGTCTTCGCCGGTGAAGCAGTGATAGAGAAGGTCTGGCGTGAGCCAGCGCGACAGATCTGCGATGAAGCGATCGCGGACGATGTTGGTGCTGGTCATTGCGCGGCCTGCTGCTGCATGGCTGCGGCGATGAGCTGACGCACGAAGGCCGAGCGTGAGATAAGGCCGGCGGCCTGCTGATCCAGCCAGGTGATCTGCTCTGGCGGTAGATCAAGGGTGATGGTGCGGCGCTGTGTGCGCTTAGGTTGCATGGGGATCGCTGGGGGATCGCTGGGGTGAGCCTAGCGGCGATCCGATGATCTGCAACGCATCCGGCACACTGCGCGCCACGCCAGCGATGCCACCGGCGCTGCGAACGGCATGAAGCCAGTGGGTCTGGGCAGGTGAGAGGCGGCCTGTGGCGGTCTTGATCTCCAGCGACGTGAACACCGCAATGCGCTGGCCGACCATCTCGGGGGTCACCACCAGCGTGCGCCAGCCGATCAGGTCAGCGGAGCCGCGGGCAAGGCCGAATGTGACGAGCCGGCCGGTGCGGGGATCGGGCAGGCTGCCGACCTGGTTGCGGAACAGTCTGGTCTGAGGGTCGGTGCCCAGCGCCAACCGGATGCGCTGCTGGAGGTCGGTTTCGGCGTTGGCCACGATCATGCGCGCTGCTGACGCGCAAGGTACACGTGGCGTGCCCATCCCACGGGGTTCTTCATGCCCCGAGCAATGCCGACCTGGATGAGCTCGCTGTAGGTGCGCGCCTTCTTGCGTTCCTGCGTGCGCTGGCGCACGGCCTCGCGGTGCAACTCCTTCAGCTCACCATCGACCTGGCGCAACTGACGCGCGGGCTGGATCGGCACGGGTGTGCCGCAGCAGGGGCAGGCCGGCTGTGGTGCAAATGCAGCAAAACAGGTCTGGCATGTGCGAACGCACGGAGCTGCAGCTCCAGCTGTGCGGCTGCGCTTCAGGCGATCGTCGAGCGACCAGTCGCGCGGATCATCGGGAAACCCATGGCGGTGGACGTTGCCCACATGGTCGAGGATCACGGCGTGCTCCTTGCCCGGTGCCGGGCGCAGCACGCGGCCGACCTGCTGCAGGTAGAGGCCAAGGCTGGCGGTCGGGCGCAGCAGGATGGCGGCTTCGGCATCGGGGCAGTCGAAGCCCTCGGAGACCACATCGACGGTCACCAGCAGCTGCAAGGTGCCTGCGACGAATTGTCGCAGGAGTGCGTCACGATGCTGCGTTGCTGTTGTGCCGAGCAGCGTGGCGGCCGTGATCCCTGATTCGGTGAAGGCCGCGGCCACGGAGTCTGCGTGCTTGGTAGAGCAGCAGAAGGCAATCGCACGCTTGCCGGGACAGATGCGCAAATAGTGTGCAATCGCGTCACCTGTGACGGTGGGGCGATCCATGCGGTCGGCTGCTTGCTCTGGCGAATAATCACCAGCGCGAATTGCGATTTTGGATAGGTCGGCAATGATTGGTGGCGCAAATACACGCGCAGGCGATAAGTGCCGCTGCGATGTAAGGGTTGCCACTGATGGTCCAATCACCAGATGATCGAATACCGCACTGAGGCCGCGGCCGTCCTGCCTGATGGGGGTCGCCGTAACGCCGAGGCGGAAGGCTTGTGGCCAGTGGCTGAGCACTGAAGACCAGGTGCCAGCAACCGCGTGGTGTGCCTCATCAATGACGATGAGATCTGGCTGCCAGTGCTGACGATGTAGGCGCCGCGCAAGCGTCTGCACTGATGCGACCTGCACCGGGTGATCGGCCTCCGAGTGACCTGCCGCGATCACGCCATGGGACACGCCGGCCAGGCTGAGCTTCGCGCTGGCCTGCAGGATCAGCTCACGCCTGTGGACCAGGATCAGCACGCGGCGGCCACGTGCGACGGCTCCGGCTGTGATGGCGGAGAAGCAAATCGTTTTGCCCATGCCGCAAGGCGCAACCAGAAGGGGGGCTTTTGCCCCACATCGAAATGCCTGCCGCAAGTCCTCAATGGCTTTTGCTTGATACGGACGCAGCTCAAGCATCTTTTCTTGTCCAGCTTCTGCGAGGTGTGCTGGCGATGCGCTCAAGCGTCCACCCAGCACGAAGGCGATTGCGAACAGTGCTGACTGGCAGCCCGATCGCTTCAGCCCATTGGCGTGGCCAGTACTGCTTGCCATTCCAAGTTATTGGCGAAAAGTCTTGGTGCCAGTGCTCGCGAACGTGTTCAGCCTGCGTCATGACCTGCAGGTTGTTTGGGGCGTTGTTGTGCTTGTTGCCGTCGATGTGGTGGACGATCTCGTTTCGTTGCAACGGCCGGCCAAGCATCTGTTCGGCAACCACACGATGCTCATGCCTGCCGTGAAGCTTGCGGTAAGTGTCGGGCTTGACCTGCTCAACACGGCGAAGCTGCGCAGCCCTGTTGTTGGCTCGCCGCTGTCCTTCTGGCGTGACGTAGTTGGGGTCGCCGTAGCGGCGGACTCTCTGGGCGTGCATTCCGCACATCCCGTTGCTGTCGGTCTTTCGTTGACAGCCCTCGATGCAACAGAGCTTGGCCATCAGCTGAACAGGCGTTTGCCCGCAACTGTAGGTGATTTCCGGCTTCTGTCGGTGAGGTGCGGTGAGACTCATAAGACTTGACCTTGGATAGCGGGAAGGAATACCAAGGTCAGCGGCCGGATACTAGCCGGCAGAGAGGCAAATACTGAGAACTACTGGGGGAAGCGATGACAGGCAGAGAAACAGTGGTAAGTTGCGTGAGCCTTCGGTACGCGCTGCCTTTGGACAACGCCGCCTATCACCGCCATCCGGCGGTATCGAAATCACACCTCGATCAGATCGCGCGCAGCCCGCTGCACTACTGGGCGCGGTACTTGGACCCGAACCGGGTGGAGCCCGAGCCGACGCCAGCCATGCGGCTCGGCACTGCCGTGCACACGCTGACGCTGGAGCAGGACACCTTCGCCGAGCGCTACGTGGTGGCGCCGAACGTCGATCGCCGCACCAAGGCCGGGAAGGAGGAGTGGGCAGCGTTTGAGGCTGAGGCCTCTGGCCGTGAGCTGATCAGCGCCGACGATCGCGCCACCATCAGCCGCATGGCCGAGGCGGTGTGGACCCACCCTGCAGCTGGTGCGCTGCTGAAGATGCCCGGCAAGGCCGAGCAGAGCTTCCTGTGGACCGATGAGGCGACAGGCCTCGAGTGCAAGTGCCGGCCGGACTGGCTAACCGATGACGGCAGCCTGATCGTGGACCTGAAGACCACGGAGGATGCAAGCCCAGCTGGGTTCAGGAAGTCGATCGCCAACTTCCGCTACCACGTACAGGCGGCCTGGTATCTGCACGGCCTCGAGCAGGCCACGCCGCGCCGGCCGGAGGGGTTCATCTTCATCTGCGTGGAGAAGAAGCCACCGCACGCCGTCGCGGTCTACGTGGCCGATGGCGAGATGATCGGTGCCGGTGGTGAGCGTGCGCTGCAGGATCTTGAGCGGCTGGCCGAGTGCCGCGCTGCTGGCAGCTGGCCGGGCTACAGCGAGGAGATCCAGCCGATCGGACTGCCGGCATGGATGAGGCCGCGGCCGGATGGATCGCTGCCAGCCGGAGCGCCACCCGAGATCGAGCTCTACTGATGCGGATCACCTATGCAGCCATCCGCGCACCTGCAGCGGCGCTGGCCGGCGGCTGGTTCCTGACGGAGCTGTGGCCGATCACCTACTGGCCGGCGGTGGCCGGCTGCCTGTTCATCTACCTGACCTTGAGACTTCAACCATGAGCGAACAATCGACAGGCGCACTGGTGCCCAGCAGTGGCGGCAGCGTGTTTTCCGGCATCCAAGCGTTCGAGGATGCGCAGCGGATCGCGAAGGCCTTGGCCAGCAGCACGCTGATCCCGCCGCAGTTCCAGGGGCAGCAGGGGTTCGCCAACTGCCTGGTGGCGCTGGAGATCGCCAACCGGATGCGGATGAGCCCGTTTCAGGTGATGCAGAACCTGCACATCATCCACGGGCGGCCGAGCTGGAGCAGCCAGTTCATCATCGGCCTGATCAACGGCTGCGGCCGGTTCAGCCCGCTGCGCTACGAGATGACGGGCAGCGGCGACAGCCTGAGCTGCTACTGCGTGGCCACCGAGCACGCGAGCGGCACTGACCTGAAGGGTCCGGCCGTGAGCATGGCGATGGCGAAGAAGGAAGGCTGGGCAACCAAGAGCGGCAGCAAGTGGCAGACCATGCCGGAGCTGATGATCCGCTACCGCGCCGCGGCCTTCTGGGGTCGGCTGTACATCCCCGAGCTGCTGGTCGGCATCCAGACGGAGGAGGAGGTGGTGGACGTGGAGCCCGTCACGGTGCGTCCGGCAGAGCCTGCGCTGAAGTCTGCGGTGGAGCAGCTGAACGCGAAGATCAAGCAGCCGGCAGCGGAGCCGGTTGAAGTGGTGGAGGAGGCAAGCGATGCTGATGAAATCTTCTGAGCCCGGATACCTGCAGCCCCGCGAGCTGGCCGCGCGATGGCGAGGTGTCGTCACGCTGAGCACGCTCGATAACTGGCGCAGCCAGAACCGCGGCCCGAGGTTCGTGAAGATCGGAGGCCGTGTCCTGTATCCCGTCGCCGAGGTGGAGGCCTACGAGGCTCGAAACCTGCGCGGGATGCCCAACAATCCACCTACTCAACCCAGACCATGAGCTTCAAACTGAACCTGGCGATCTTCAAGTCCACCAAGCCCGACAGCAAGGTTGACTTCAGCGGCCGGATGAACATCAAGCCGGAGGATCTCGATGCGCTGTGCGCGTTCGTGCTCAGCCAGCCGGTGGACCAGTACGGCAGCGTGCAAGTGCCGGTGAGCGGCTGGAAGAAGCAGAGCAGCAACGGCACGTTCTACGTGAGCGCTGTGGCTCAACCTCCCCGTGACTGGGTGCCGCCTGCCACCGCTCAGAGCGCAGCTGCAAGTCTCGCCGCGGCCACTGATGGCGTGGTGAGCGAGATCACAGAGGCCGATCTGTTCTAGGGAAGCCCATAAGCTCGCATTCAAGGCGAGCGATCTCGTGAACGGCCTGCTGGAGCAGCTGCTGCTGGTAGCAGGCCTGCTTCAGGAGAGCTGCAGCCATAACGCCCGCATCCTCGCTCGCCAGCAGGGTGCGGGCTTGTTTTTCGATCTCGAATTGCTGCTCTGGCGATAGCTCCACCGCCATCCACTGACCGAAGTTCACTGTGCCATAGTGGCGGGGTACAGGTTCAGGATACCTATGGAGTGCCCACGCTGCGGTAGCGGTGAGATCAGGGCGATCGCAACGAACGGAAAGCAGCCTGACAAGGTGACCCGTCAGCGGAGGTGTGTGGACTGCCGGCATGTCTGGTACACGGTTGAGCTGCCGGTGAGCCTGGTGGCGATTGGCTGGGCGCGCACGCCGGACACGAACAAGAGTGTGCCCGTTCTGCGGTTGCCTGTTGAGCTGGCGGTCGGCACAAATGCCGTGTGAAGAACTGTTACACGCGCCCGTGACGTGCACCGCCGGCGGTGTAGTATTCGATCACGAGGGGAGCGGTCCACTCGCAAAACTCAACCGCCGCGGAACCGGGCACACGACGCGTCACCACGAGCTCAACACGGCCTGAGTAAGCCCACACCGCCGGTTGGTCCGGCACACCCATCAACTCCAGCCATGATCGCAACCACTCTGCTGCTGATCTGGAAGCTGATCCTGCCGCTGCTGCTTGTGGTCGCAGTGATCGACTGGCTCACCGCCAGCGACGATCGCCGCGTCCGCGTCCTGCACCGCACCGGCCTTAGCCAGCGTCAGATCGCCGACCGCCTCAACATCACCCGTCACCGCGTCCGTGTGGCGCTCGCATCATGATCAACCGCATCAACAACGCCATCTGCCTGCTGATCGCCGCGGCTGTGTTCGCCATGATCGGCATTGAGTCCGGCGCACATCACAGCCCCACCCACTCCGGCACGCAGCAGGTGGTGCGGCATGACTGACCGCCGCTACTACTTCCAGATCAAGGCCGCCAACGTGCTCGAGTGCGTGGAGGCCTCCAGCCTTACTGAGGCCAAACTGATCGCCGCCGACACATGGCTCGAGTGGTGGTCGCAGATCGAATGGCTCAACACCGAAAAAACCAATGCCTGAGACAACCGGTGCAATGCTGCCCTGGCAATGGGCAGAGGAACCCACCACCAGCAAGCACGGCGACGGCATCAGCCGGCCGCGGCCGAAGGCGCGCACCCGCGAGTTTCGGCTGATCGTCTACCCGCAGGGTGCCCAGCCCATGACGTGGATTACGCGCGCCGAGACGAAGCGCCACGCGATCCGCTACGCCGAAGCCCGCTGGCCGGGTGCAACCGTGGAGGTGGCCTGATGGTGCGCCACCTTCTGGCCGCGGCCCTGCTGCTAACTGCCATGCCAGCCCACGCGCGCTCGGTGACAGCCACGGTCTATGACGGCTACTACCACGGCCGGCAGACAGCCTGCGGCGGCACCTACGAGCACTGGGGCATCAGCGCCGCACATCCATGGTTGCCATGCGGCACGCCGGTGCGAGTCAGCCACCGCGGCCGCGTGCTCACGGTGCGCGTCACTGACCGCTGTGACTGCGCGAGCCTGGACCTGAGCGCCGGTGCTGCGCATCGCCTTGGTGTGCCGCTGGATGGCATCGCCACCGTCACGATCGACCATCCATGAGCGACATCCGCCACCGCATCGAGCAGCTGCTCAGCGACACCAGTGCCTTCACCGCTGGTCAGACTGAGGAGCGCCAGCGCATCCGCCAGCTGATCGACGTTCGCATCGACCAGCTGTGCGGCACCGTTGGGCTCCGCAACCGCCAGCAGCTCTGCGCTGAGCTGCTCCGCATCCGTCAACACCTCGAACCATGAACGCACAACAGCTCGATCAGCAGCGCGCCGACATGATGGACGCGCTGTACGAACGCAGCGGCCGTACCTGCAGCACCTACACCGGCCTGTGGGAGGAGTTCTGCCGCGACATTGCCGCCAACTTCCGCGACACGGACTATCCCGAGATGCTCGCCCGCGTGGTGCGCGCCATGGATGCCACGGAGTCCGTGTTCAGCCAGAAGCAGGCGCAGCAGGCGATCGAGGTGTGCCGTCAGCAGCTGCTGGGTGACAAGTGGAGGTGATCCCGCGCGGCCGGCCGTTCAAGGCTGGCGAGGAGAACATCGCCGCGATCCTGACGCCGGAGCTGGTGCGCAAGCTGCGCCAGCTTCAGCGCGAGGGGTGGAGCTACCGCCAGCTGGCGGCTGAGTTCGATGTGGACGAGAAGCACGCATGGCGCATTTGCAAACGCATCGCATGGGGATGGCTTGATGACTGACCAGATCAACCCGGACCACTACAAGCAGGGTGGCATTGAGTGCATCGATGCGATCGAGGCTGCCCTGACGCCGGAGGAGTTCCGCGGCTACTGCAAGGGCAACGTGATCAAGTACACCTGGCGCGAGCGCCACAAGGGGGGGGCGGTGTCGCTGGCCAAGGCGCAGTGGTATCTCCGCCGCCTGCTCGGCAAACTGGAGGGATGATGCATCTGCCCGGCCTCAACCTGCTCGAGCGCGCCGCGCTGTGGGTGCTGGTGCGCAGTCCCCGCACCAGTCTGGTGGCGGTGAAGGAGCTGCACTGGCCAACCGTGTTCGTGGCGGCCAACCCGGCCGATCCTGTGGCGGCACACGTCACAGCCGGTGAGCCCGAGCCGGCCAGCATGACGCTCGAGCGTCTTTACCACCTACCGAGTCACGGAGAAGAGGAGTGATCAGCCTGCACGCCGGCCGTCTGCTGCTGGTGTGCAGCCGATCCGATCGAAACTGGCACGCGCGCATCGTGCTCGGTCCCAAGCCTGAGCTGCAGATTGAGGCCGACACCGGCACGGTGCAGCTGCAGGAGGCCTTGCTGCGGGCGCAGTCGATCTACCGCGCAGCGGTCACCAACCTGCGGCCGGCCAGTGCGGCGCCAATGTGTTGGGACTGCAAGTATTGGGAGATGCGGCAGCAGTGCTGCGGGTACGAGTTGCCAGAATCGAAGAGAAGCGGCGGCCGTTTCGCGGCCAGGTGTGATCTCTATGTTCGGTCCTGAGGTGATCAGCCGCACCGAGCGCGATGGCGGCAGCATCGAGACGATCATGCCCGTGAAAGGTGAGGTCTACTACCGCAGCTGCGTGGGTGGCACCTGCCGCTACTCCAGCGACCTGTGGCAGGCCGAGCTGTACCTAGACCACCTGCTCGCCCAGTGATGCTCCACGACGTGCTGATCTTGGTGGTGGAGTATTGGGCGACCTGCCTGATCGCGCTGTGGGTGTGCAGCAGGATCCTGCCGTAGCCTGACTGCGTTCCCGCTCTGCCTCGGCATCGGGCAGATAGAGCCCAAGCCTCTGCGCGTCCTTGAGGCGTCTCACGCTTGGGTCATCTACCAACGGCTGAAATAGGTTGCCCGGTAGCTGGTCCTCACGCGGTGCCAGCCTTACCGCTGCCGGGCGCAACGTTACCGCCTAGATCCTCGAAAAAGGTCTAGGCCGCCAGATTAACGCCATCAGCCAGCCACTGCGCGATCGCCCACTCACCGAGTGCAGACCAGAAGGGCTGCTCGCGATACCAGCTGATCCACTCCTTGTGCCCCTTCTGGCTGTTGCACATGAGGCAGCAGGAGACGAGGTTCTGGCGCACGGTGAGGCCGCCGTGAACCTTGGGGATGACGTGATCGAGCGTCGGGCTGCGGCCGAGCGGATCGTTGCAGTAGGCGCAGCGGTAGTTCCATGCGAGGTGGATCTGGTCGCGCGCCGATCGCCGTGTGACCAGGCGCGTCTCATCAATGTGGTGCTGATCCACAGAGGTCCGGCGGCAGGGGGACAGCGTTCACCTCGATGTCGATGATGTCGTCATCGGAGGGGATGAACTCGGCCATGCGTGAGTAGATCTCAGCTGGCAGGTCGTCGGGGTCGGTGTCGGATCGGATGATGAGCTTGGCGGTGATCTCGAGGTAGAACGCCCGCATGGGCTGGCCGCCGCTGGGCACACGGTAGCGACGGGAACAGTGACAGGCACTGTGACGGATTGTGACGGACCCGCAGGGTGCACCGTTGGCGGGGTATAGTTCACACATCGACAGCCACCACTCCAATGTCCTTCACAGCTCTCTGCCTCGACGATTCGGTCACCACCTGCGATTGCTGCGGCCGCACTGACCTGAAGGCCACTGTGCTGATGCAGTCCGATCTGGGCGAGCTGGTTCACTTTGGCCAGGTCTGCGCCGCCCGCAACAGCGGCAAGACCCGCAAGGAAGTCACCGCCGAGATCCGCGCCGAGCGTGATGCCGCCTTCGGCCGCGCCAGCAACCAGCTGCTGGATCTGCGCCGCGCCGGCACCAAGATCACCCGCGAGATCGTCCGGGAGGTGGCTGCCAGCTTCCGCGCTGATGCTCAGCTTCTGATCAGGCAGTGGGCGTGAGCCCTAACCTGAACACAATGAAGTTCACGCACGATCACTACCGCGCTCAAGGCCTGTTCCCACCTTGCGAAAGAGCTGTCTACATCCCCAGTTCATCCCCCATTGCGGCTGGCGATGTGTGGAGGCCGGATGACACCACGGAAACGTTTGTCGCGTGGGAGCAGCACTGCATGTCCACCGGCGGTGTCAGGACCATCCGCCTCTGGTGGGTGCCGGCGTCTGAACTACCGATCCAACCCTTGCCCTAGTTCCATGCAATACATCCTCCGCATCGGTCCGTGGCACGTCGGACCGTTCCCCACCCACATCGGTGCGCAGCACTTTGCCGAGAGCCACGGCTGCGACGACTACACCCTGCTCCCGCTGGATGATCCGGCTGAGGCACCTGGTCGCATCCACCGCCAGCGCATGGCGCCGCTGCGGCATCCGATGCTGCGCGCTAGCCCTTGCTGGCGGTGACGGCCTCGTCGCCGTTGTATCGCCCGGTTACCGCGTAGCTGCGCGCCGGAATGCCTTCCATCTTGTGAAATACCATCTGGCCGATCTTCATGCCGGGCCAGATCGCAACCGGGTGCATCCGCCGTGCGTTGCTCAGCTCCAGCGTCAGCCGGCTGCCATACCAACCCGGATCCGCAAATCCGGCCAGCAGGTGCTCGATGCCCTCGCGTGCGCGGCTGGACTTGAGCACGAACTGCGCAGCGATGCAGTCCGGCAGGTTGAAGATCTCGCGCGTTTCCGCGAGGCAGAACTCACCCGGCTGCAGCAGGTACGGATCCTCTGCAGTGTGGCCGGCGATGCCGTGGATCTGCAGCTGCGGGGTTTCGGCCACCTCGATCATGATCCGATCGCCCAGCAGCACATCGATGCTGGCGGGGTTGACCAGATCAGGGTCGAACGGCACCACCATCGCGTGGCGCTTGCATAGGTCGTGGATCTCGTAGTCGGGCAACGGCACAGGTCGCGCGCAGTAGGATTGGGGTGCTCCAGCGGGTTGCCGCCCCTGAAGCGTGACCACCTGCAATCACCAGGCGATGACCACCAGCGTAGAGGTGTGGAAGCCCGTTGTCGGCTACGAGGGACTGTATGAAGTTTCAGATCAGGGTCGGGTCAAAGGACCCAAAGGCTTTGTAAAGCCCAAGATCGGCCGCAACGGCTACGCCAGAACTGAGCTGTGGCGCAAGGGGGATCGCCATAGGCCCTCCATTCACAGACTGGTAGCGCAGACCTTTATTCCCAACCCAGACGGCAAGCCGCAAGTCAACCATTTAGACGGCGACAAGCTGAACAACACAGTTGCAAATCTGGAGTGGTGTACTGCGCAAGAAAATGCGCTCCACGCCGTAGCCCTTCATGGCCGTCATGGCGAAAGGGCAACAGCAGCGAAGCTGAGCGAAAGAGAGGCCACTGCCATCTTGGTCATGCTGGAGAAAGGCGCGCCTGGAAAATGGCTGGCAGATTTATTTGGCGTCACCAATGCGCAGATCAGTCACTTGCGCCTGAACCGCCAATGGCGCGCGCTTAAGCGTAGTCCCAGCGACGGCGTTGACCGTCAGAGCGGCGCCCAAGATGAATGAACTGCGGTGCTGCATAGCCCAGCGAGAACGGCCATTCGCGATCGCACCAAGCTTGCACAGCCATCATGTCAACGCCCTGAATCACGAAGTCCACAGCCCCTTCCATGGGGCGGCTGTAAAGGTGCTCCGACTGGCTTGCCCCGCCTACTTGGCGATTGACCTGAGCGTTGCGATAGCCCGAGGTGATTACCACCGGCCGACCACCGAACTGCGCGCGCACCTTCTCGAGAAACTGCGCCAGCTTCAGCGCGGTGTCGCACTGGTGCTGGTGGTCAAAGCGCCGCGCCTCTTGCCCGAGCGCAAACTCGCCGTAAGTGATGTGCGGCGTGATCTTGAAGCTGAAGGGCGACTCTGGCGTGAACATCGCTGAGATCGGCCCAGTGGTCTGCCGCTCACGGCCCCATAGGTCGCCTTCTGCAATGCGGCGCCGCTTGAGGCCGGCCTCCACGTTGGTGCCGGGGTTGCGGTAGAGCAGCAGGGCATCGGGCACACCCGGCCAGTCCTTCTCGCGCAGCCGGCGGCTGATGGTCTCGAAACCCTTGGCGCCGTAGAACGCCGAGCCGAGGTTGTAGGCGAAGGAGATCAGCGCGCACTTCTGCGCGTCGGTCATCTCCACCCAGTAGGGGATGGTGGTGCGCAGCTTTTCGGCGATGCGATCCACCTCCTGCCGCAGGAGCAGATCAGCCTCGATCGCGTTGATCTCGTCGCCTTTGCTGACGGCGCGCCCGTCGCTGTAGCGCGTGGTCCCGTAGCCGATCGTCCACGGTGCGCCGCCGCTGAGCGGGTCGGGGTAGGCCTTCAGGTGGCAGCCCTCGAACTCCTTGATCAGCTTCAGCGCTGGCGCTAGGTCCGCCTGCTTGCCGTCCTGGCTCCATGTGTTGAACCATGCCCGATCGCGGCGCATCGCTGCCTCGTACCCGTTCACGGCGAGATCCTGCTCGAGCTGCTGAATCGCGGCTGCCTGATGCGGCAGGTTCCGGTAGTAGCGGAACAGCTGCTCGATCGTGATCGGCGCGGCGTTTGCCATGATTCAGCCCTTGCGCTTTGGGAAGGCCATCCGGGCAGCGGTCAGCAGCAGCTGGATCCAGCTGTTCGACTTGAGAGGCGTGAGGGCGATCAGTTCGCTGCCGGCGGCAACGATGATCGCGACGATCGCGATGGTCTCGGGGCTCATGGCATCCATGCGTGTGCCCTCAGATTAGGGTTGGATCTCAAGAGCGCGCACACGGCGATCAAGATCTGCCAACTCAGCGCGCGCGTCGGTCTTGATCTCATCGACGGACTTCGCCAGCTGCACCAGCGTGGCCTCGATCCGCGCGGACTGCACCTGCATCGAGATGAGGAGTGCCCCGATGGCGACCATACCGGCGGCCAGTGCTGCTGGGAGGGAGGCAGCGAACAGGCCGCTAACGGTCTTCGGTTCGTCCGCCATCGGGGTTCCGTCGCTCGATCGCATCGTAGCGAGCGGAAAGGTCAGGCCTCCCCGAGCTGATGGCAAGGGCAGGCCCGATCGTTGGCTTCGTTGCAGGTCTAGGCGATCACCGCCCCTGCCCGCGATAGCGCCGCTTTCGTTGCGGGTTACGGCTGGTGCCGCTCAGCTTGGTGCGGAGCGATCGGCCTTGGCGGGTGCGTTTCGGCGGACCGGCTTGGTGGTCGATCCGCGCGGTGCCGGTCTTGGACTTGACGGCCATCAGCTAGCCCAGGGGAGGCCTTGGCCGGTGACGGGCTGGCGCTGCTGATCCAGCTGCTGCTGGAGTGCGGCCTCGATCTCGGCGACCTTCTCGACACCGAAATGGTCTTTCACCCACTGCACGCAGGTCTCGGGGGTGAGATCAGCGAAGGGGATCATGGCATCGGGGTCTGGCTCGGGCAGGCCGATCGAGCCATAGGCGCCCGAGCTGTAGGTGCCGTCATGCGCCGAGACGGTGTAGTGGATCGTGGTGACGGCGCCATCGGCGAGCTTGCGATCCATGTTGGCGATCGCCCAGGTGAAGGTGGTGGTCATGGGTGGGGTCCTGTGGTGGCAGCTTAGGTGTGGTGCAACCTGTTGAACAGGCCGGTTGCCCGCCTAGAGAAGGTGACTTGCGGGGCTGGGCGAACTATCCGGAAACTCCAGAAGGTTCGACCATTTTGTTGATGTCACCAAAATGGTTTAGTGAGTAGGGCTAAGAGGGCTGGCTGGCTTCTATGTAAGCCACGATGGCTTTCAATTCAGCAAGCGTGGCGTTGTTCTTGATCATGTTGGCTCGCATTGAGATGACTGCAATGTTGCCGGGCACATACCCCTTGCTGTTGTCGATCCGATCCAGGCTCGGGGAGTTTTCCACTTGATCGCGGTTTGACCTTCCAGCGCCAACACGAGCGAACAGTGGGATGCCCAACACCGGACAGGTTTCAGGAATCTCAATGTCGTCCTTCGTGATGGTGCATTCCAGTCCGGCGATGCGAGCGCGGTTGCGAGCCGCATAGACCATCTTCTGCCGTGGATCCAGCTCCATGTACTTCTGTATCTCGCACTGACGGCAGCGTGAAATACGAGGCACGCCAAGAATGTCCTTCTTTGCCCGCTTGACCTTGTAAAAGTCAGTCTGGGGTTTGTGCTCCTTACAGATGTTGCACTGACGGAGCGCGGGGCACGTCATCACCATGTGCTGATTGCGGTGCGCTTCCATGTGTTCGTGGCAGTGCAGACATAGACGTAATCAGCATCCCAGCATATCTCGCCAGCCACGCCAGTATCGGTAGCCGATGCTGGGGTTTTTGCCGTAGCAATTCTGATGCGATTATCGTTCACCTGTAAGAGTGATCCGCCAGACTGCGAGGACGTACCAACTAAGAGCCTGCCGGAGCTGTCGATGCTGGCGCGCTCTCCATTATCTGTGTCCACAAATCTGTAAACAGACTTGTACTCAACACCTGTTGAGCCGTTACCCGCAAAAGTTTGTACAAAGTTAGAGTAAGTGCTACTAGAAATACGGAGGTATTGAGCGCCTGTTCCATCAACATGCAGTGTCGTGATAGGGCTCGTAGTGCCAATCCCTACCGCTCCTGTGTCGCTAATAACGAACCTGCTATCACTAGCAGTCTGGTCATAAATGCTGAAATAACTATTGTTGGCTCCGGTGAGTCCAGCAGTTAGTTCCCAATTTCTGCCACCACTGCCGCCGTTATCAATTCTAATCCGAGCGTTTGCTTGATCATTACCTAAAAGGGTAATGCCTGCGTTAGACCCACCTGTGTTTGAAACGGTGAGCTTATAGCTAGGGGAACTAGACCCCAGACCTACCCGCCCTGTCGTAGCTTGAACGTAAAGGCTATTACTTGGTGCAGAACCAGCGAAGTAAACACCAGGTGAACCTTCACTACCACCACCGATGTGCTTCAGTTCGCCGGTTGATGTGATGCGGAGGCGTTCGCTTCCGTTATAAAACGTCAGCCCACCAGTAGATCCGTCAAGGTTAATGTTGTAATAGTAACTAGCATTTCTAAGCGTCGCTATAGCAGTATTGGTGCCAGCAGTTGTAATATACAAACGCGCACTTGTCGAAGATACATCAACTCCTCCTGCATTATCAACAAACAACTTCCCAGTGCCACTAGTCGAGATGGCTACTTGATCTGCGCCGGGGGAGTAGACGCCAGTATTCGTGTCGCCCGAGAAGTACAGCCCCGGCGATCCAGCCGAGCCCGCGATAATGCCAAGCGCGCCGGTCATCACATCGCCCGAGGCGTTGACGAACTCGCCGGACTGGCTGATCCACGCCGAGCCGTCCCATACCTTCAGCACCGGATTGGTGCCGCTGGTGTCGAGCCACTGCTCACCCACGCTGTTGCCTGCAGTGCCGCCACTGGCCGGCGATGCGTTCGGCGCCGTCGTGCCGACATGCACCGGTCCAACCTTCACGAGGTTGGCGTTGCTGTCCTTGAAGAACAGCCCAGGGCTGCCGCTGGCGGTGTTCATCGCCAGCTGACCTTCCGACATGTTGCCGGGCACCGGCCGCTTATTTGCGGTGCTTGAACGCAGGTGTTGCAGTGCCATTCCTTAACGCCTCCTTGAAGGCCGGAAGTTACCTGTTCAGGCTACTCAGAACGTCCCATCATCCAGATCGGCAGTGACCGCCACCGTGCCATCACGGTTGGGCAGCGTGATCGTGCGGTCAGCAGTTGGATCAGCGCAGGTGAGCGTGGTCTCGAATGTGTCACCTGTTGCGCCTTCAAACACGATGTTCACGCCAGCGCCTAGCTCGAGCGTGCCGGTCATCGTGCCGCCAGCCTTGGGCAGCGCTGCAGCCGCAAGATCGTAGGCCGACTTCACCGCCGTGGAGGTGGCGGCCAGCACCGAGCTGCTGGTGCTCGTGCTGTCGCTCAGCTGCACGATGCCATCCACTGACGTGGTAGCCGAGCGGATCGTCAGCGCAGGTGTGGTGGTGGCCGTCGCAACGGTCAGCGCCGCAGTGGAGCTGCTCACCGTGGTGACGGTGCCAACGAAATCGTTGCCCCACTCCAGGCCGGTAGCTGTTGCGCTGTTGGCGCGCAGCACCTGACCGTTGCTGCCCACGCCGAGCTTGCTCAGCGCTGTGCCGCTCGATGCCGCCAGCAGGTCACCCTTGGTGTAGCTGCCGGTGCCGGTGCCGCCCCGTGTGGCCAGGAGTGTGCCACTGGTGATGTTGTCGGCGTTGCGGCACTCGTTGGACACCTCCTCAAGCGCGGCCTGCACGTTGGTGCTGCCCAGGTTGGCGGCAGGCGTAAACCCGACGTTGGCAGCGGTCTGCGCCACGTAGGTGGAGCTCACATCGATCTCAACCCAGTTGCTGCCGTTGGACAGGATCAGGTCAGGCGGCGCCAGCGCGACAGCAGGCGCCGGGCTGGTGCCCGTGCCACCGGTTGAGACAACGACGTAGTAGCTCTCGTTGACGTTCGATGCGGCCGGCAGCGGGTTGCCAACACTGAGGCCGATCGCGGTGCCTTCAGTGGTGACGGTGGCGACCTGGTTGGTGCTGGCGTTGTACGTACCGGCGAAGATCACTGAACCGGCCGAGATGCCGATCGGCTGCCAGACGTTGCCGTCCCACATAAAGAAGGCTTTATCGAGCGGATTCAGGAAGATCTGCCCGATGTAGTCCGCAGTCGGCAGCACCTCGCCCACCTTGGCGGTGGAGTAGTTGGCGAGCTTCAGGCCGGTGACGGCATCGTCTGCAAGAAAGGCCGTGCCGAAGGTGCCGCTGGTGATTTTGCTGGCATCGAGCGAGGGAACGTCGCTAGCGCTCAGCAATGCGCCGGCCGTGACATGCCCCTGCGCGTCCACCGTCAGCTTGGTGTAGGTGCCGGCGGTGGTGCTGTTGCTGTGGTTCAGCGTGCCGCTGGTGACGGACAGGCCGCTGCCGGGTTGAATAATGCCCTTCGTGCTCGCGGTGGCATCCGGCAGGTCAGCCGGCACCAGCGCACGGAACGTCGGCGTTGCATCCACGCCGGTGGTTGGTCCCATCCATGCGCGGTTGGCCGCCTGCGTGTCGAGCCCCACCGTGATGCTGGCGGTGTAGGGGTCGGGGTAGGAAACCGAGAAGTTGAGCGGCGTGGTGTCCGCGAACGTCAGCAAGGAGCCGAGGCTGGCCTGCCGCACCCATGTGCTGCCGTCCCAGGTGTATTCGATCGCGGTGTTGGTGTTGATCCACTGCTGGCCGATGAACGCACCAGAGCCAGCCGGGACTGTGGCGGCCACCACTGCGGCGGAGTTGTTGGCCAGCTTGACGCCGGTGACGCTGCCCTCAAAGATCTTGCCGGTGGTGATGGCATTGCTCGCGATCTTGGCCTCTGTGATCGCGTTGTTGGCGATCGTCGCCGCAAAGGAACCGGTGCCGGAGCCCGTCACATCACCGGTCAGGGTGATCGTCTGGTCGCCGGTGTTGGTGCCGGAGCTGGTGCCCGAGAAGGTGCCGGAGAAAGTGCCGGACTGCGTGGCGAGCGTGCCAAGGCCAAGCGTGGCGCGCTGTGCTGCGGCGTCTGCGTCATCAAGCAGCGCACGGCCTGCTGCGGTGCAGCTGATCTCCTCCACGTTGCCAGCGCCGGCTGTGCTGCGGCCCAGTAGCACGTTGGTGCCGGTGGTGTTCTGCAGCTTGGCGTAGGTGACGGCATCATCCGCCAGTGCTGCCGTGCCGAGGCTGGTGACCTTGGCGGTGGTGACAGCACCATCCGCCAACTTGCCGGTGGTGACGGACAGATCCACCAGTGCCGGCGTGATCGCCCCGTAAGCGCCAGAGCGATAGACCTGCAGCTCGCCGGTGCTGCTGTTAAACCAGCCGCGGCCTTCGTAGTTGTCGGTGGTTGGTGCGCTGGCGCTGATCGACACCGAGCTGCTGTTCGCCAGCTTGGCGGCTGTGATCGCGTCATCAGCCAGCGCTGTGGTGCCGAGTTTGGTGGCACTGGCCTGGTCCAGCTTGGCCAGATCGATCGATGACGCATCAACCAGATCAAGGCCGGCATCCACCAGATCCTTGGCGGTGACCTTCTTGGTCTCTGATGCCGAGATATCGGCGATCGGCAGCACGTCGGTGGCAGCCACCGATGCCTTGGGCAGCGCCGTCAGCTGGGTAATGCGTTGGTCTGCCAAGGCTCAGCCTCCAGGGGCACCACTGCTCAGGCCTATGTTAGTCGTCCGGTTCAGTCAGCAAGAAATCGAGCGACTGCTCCAGTTTGATCTTGTCGTCGTCTTCCTTCAGCACGTAGCCGGAAGCCTGACCGATCAGCAGCTTGATCTCGCCAGTGGTCACGAAATCGATGGTGCTGTTGATGATGTCGCCAGCGCGCACTTCAACGCCGGCCTTGGTGACCATTGCGGTGAACTCGTAGTAGACGTTCTGCACGGTCTCATCGTTTGATTTGTCCGTGAGGTAGAGCGCGCAGTCGAACTCGCTGCCGATGTCGAGACGGTTGATCAGCTGCAGCATCAGCAGCGGTGTCTCGGTGACGCCGGAGGTGGTGTAGTCGAAGGCGCAGCCGATCGTGCCGCTGCCGGACAGCAGGCCAGCGCTGTAGAGCTGCCGGAACCGATCGTTCAGGGTGGTGGTGTCGATCGCCTCGCGGTCTGTGGCCAGCGTGTAGTCGATGACGTTGCCGAGCACGTTGTAGGTCGTGTCCTTGATCGCAACGGTGACGGGCAAGGGATCGCCCGCGAAGGCAGCCAGCGTGAGCTCATTGGCGCGCACGTTGTTGACCGCATCGCTGAAGCCACGGAAGAAGCGCAGACCACCTGCTGCGTTCACGTTGACGTAGGCCGCGATAGCAGGGCGCTGCACGGCATCTGGCCAAGCGCTGGCGGCAAAGCACACAAGCCCGCGAGCGTCATCGGTGGTTATGTCCACCCGATCGCCGGTGATGAGATTGGCGCCGGCGCTGTCGAAACCCAGCCGGTTCAGCGTGAGGTTCACGTCGTCTGGGCTGATGGTGTCAACCAGCTGCCCCATCTGCAGCGAGCTGCCACGGCGAAGGCGGATGTTCCCCTTGGTACCAAGGAAGAAGGTCATGGGAGCACGACAGCGGCAAAGGTGGCACCCGTGATCACGCCACCAGCGATGAAGTCCCCATCGACCGTGAACTGGATCGGCACGGACACCAGCTCGCCAGTGCTGACGCCAACCTGAGCGGAGGTGATGTAGGCGTTGAACTCGATGTCGTCGGCTGCATCAGCGCCGACCTTGAGCTTCAGCCTGACGCGATCGCTTTCGGTGATGGCGCCGACCTTCTGGATCTTGCTGAGCAGTGCGGTGAACTCGGTGAAGGCAAACGACTCGAACGGCTCCAGCCGGTAGTAGAGCAGGGTGGCGCTGCCGCTGGCTGACTTCATGCCAGGCGTGAAGGTTGCAGCCGTGCTGTCGATCGCTGTGGTGCTGAGCAGCTCCACGCTGGTCTCGAGGGACCAGTCCCGGATCTTGGCCACCGGCTTTCCGGAGAGCTCCAGCTTGCCCGTGCGGCCTGTGTAGAAGCCCATGAACGGCGGCCCAGTCTGAAATCAGGCTAGCGAATAGTGAAGCCACTATCCGCGAAGGATGCGATCAGGCTCAAGGTCTGGCCATCCCGCTGAATGCACGGATGCTCGATGGCTTTCACCGAAACCTGTCCGTCCTCATCCATTTGCACCTCTGTTACACGGAAAACCCGCTTGCGCGTGATCGAGGTGCCGAGCACGAACAGGCGGCCGACATAGGGTTCCAGGGCTGCAGCGGTGCCGTTGGTGACGGTCACGCTGTCCACGCTCACCACCGCGCTGCCGGACTGGTAGACCAGCGCCTTCAGGCCGCTGCCGTTCGGCACCTGCCCGATCGGCGTGTT